TCACCAGCCCATATAGTTGGTCGTTGTGCCGTCAGCCTCAAAGCTAAGCATCACGTCACCCATGAGCATCTGACGGTGATCGTCAAAGCCCACCAATGGGTCCTCCATTTGCTGCATTAGGAAATCCTCAAGCATCTCCGAGGCTCCTACCTCAGAGTCACGCTCAAGCGCCTCAGTGAAGAACTGCACGCCGATTGCCAATGCATCAAGGCGGTCGTCATGTGCCAGGGCTCCGCGCTCCTTGGTAATCCGAGTGAGCTGATAGAACCCGCTGTACTTAACGTCTGTCGTTCCGTCGATGTTCAAGGCTGTCTCATAGTCCCGGTTGATGACGTCTTCCATCACCACCAGTTTGTGACTACCAAGAACCGGCTCAAGGACATCGCAAATACGCATTTCCTTCTGGCCCTTAGACTTGACCTCAGTGACTGCACAACGGTGCGTGCGGGTCATCACAGGGCTGAAGAGCTTCACGTACATGCCATCACCGAAGTTGCCTTCAATGACCACCTCGTTAACCTTGAAGCGCTTGCCGATATCAGCCAGAGCCTGAAGCGTCTTGTCATCGTAGCCACCACGGAAGCCTCCCCAGTCCATCAGGAAGATGTAGCCATTGAGCATGTAGAGGACGGCATAGCCTGTCTCATCCTTGCCCCGGCCCGATGGGTCGATTACCAGAATCTTCGCGCTGTAAGCTGCCGAAGCATTGCCGACAGACTCATAGCGATGGAAGCGGTCACCCTTGAGGCCAACGTTAGGAAGGCCCTTAATCTCGTTGGTCCCGTTGGGCAACCACTGCAAGGTCGTCGGTGCGTTCTCCATAGAGAAACGGCCCACGATGAAGTCGCGCAGCTTGAGAGGGTACTTTTCGGCATCCGATAGGTTCGGGTTGAGCATGAATTGCAGAGCGAAGCCGCCCTTGCCATACGACAGCTCACGTTCACGCAGGTCGGTATCATCGAATCGAATAGGGTCAGTAGGTTCCCAGTAAAGCCGGGGGTCAGCATCCAGTTCACCAGCGAGCATAGGGGCCAACCGGTGACCATAGCTCTCACGGTCTTTGAGGTCTTTCGGATATCGAGCGGGCCAGATGGTTGTCACATAGCCACGCGATTCGAGTTCCCGATACAGGGTCATTTCAGTCTGAGGTGTCCCCAGATAGATGATTGTCCCGTTGGGCTTCAGGATCGCATCGAACTCCTTCACGAGTTCCCCGAGATGCTCACGAGCTGCCTGAGTTGCCGAGTTGTTCGGAACTTCAACGTCGTCCGCAATGAGGATGTCTGCACGGCTACCTGTGAGCTGGCCGGTGATACCTACCGACTTCACCGATGGCGAGTGGTCGGGCTTGGCAGGGCCCACGTCGAACGCAAGCGAGCTGTCCCGCTGGCCGTTCTGAGGTTTCATGTGGTGCAGGAAGGGAAGCAGGTCGATAATGCGCTTGATGAAGATGCTGTTCGCGTCCGCTCGCTCTTTCGAAGCCGACACGATGAGAAACTTGAGGTCAGGGTTGTTCCAGAGTTTCCACACTACGAAGGCGCAGGTGATGAACGATTTCCCGATGCCTCGGAAGGCCTGAAGAATGAAACGCCGCTGATCCCCAGAGGACAGCTTGCGGCTCATGTCGATTTGACACTTGGTCGGCTTTGGCAGGTTCAGTGCCCGCCAGAGGACAAAAAGAAAGGCCACGAATGACCTTTTAAGTAACGCAATATCCTTTTCACTTTGGTTCAATTAGTTCCCTCCTTGGCGTTCTCCTTGCAGTTCGCGAATGGTTTGTTGAAGGGCAGTCACTTGGTGGTCTGCTCGTTGGGCTTGCTCGATAAGGAATCGAGAAGTGTTTGCTGATAGGTCGGCGTAACCATTAGGGACGGATCGACCGTCACTTGTGACTGAACGCACTGTTGCGTCGGCAAGCTGGACGCGCAGGCCGATACCGTCAGAACGCAGCCGATCAATAGTCCCCTGAGCCACAGACGACTTCTGAGCCAGGTACTCTTGCCATTGCTTTGATATGTCGGCCAAAGCCGCTTGAGATTTTTCACGTTCCTCCTCCTGTTTTTTGTTGAACGCCAGTGCGGCGCTCTGAGCCTCCAGTAGGTGCTTTATGTCGGAGTCGTGATAGCCCTTCAGGTAAATCCCGAGAGCTATCAGACAGGCACAGACAAGCCCCAAGAGACCCTTGGTAAGGGTGTTCATAAGGGACTCCTTTAGTGTTGGGTTGAGCCGTAAAGCTCTTCGTCAGTCAGTTCCGGGACATCAGCCAGCGCGGACGCGAGGTCGCCAAGAAGGGACTCATCAGGGCGTAGCTTTGCCAGGGTGAACTTGTGGCGTTCGAGGTACTTACCGACAGCGTTGTAGAGCTGGGGACTACGAAGCTCAGGGTTCTTCAGGTCCTTCAGCATGTTGCGGGCAGTCTCTGTGTCGAGTGCCTCAAGAAGTTGTTCCAGTACAGAAGCAGACATTTAAACCTCCTTGGTTTTGCGGCGTTCCTCCATGACTGTCTTAAAGACAAGTACGATAGTTTGGGCCACCGTGTAGGTGATAAGAGCGACATAGAACCAGTCGCTAAGAGAGAGACCGGCGAAGCGGCTTGCGACATCCGCACCGGCCCCGACAGCAACGGGAACGTATTTGATTACCCCGTTTTGGAAATCCATCTCGATGCTCATTGGTCCTCCTGTTTATTGCAGGGCAGCGTCACGCATACCCCATAGGCCATTAAATCCATTGTTCGCACCGAAGGACGAAGTTCGGAACATTCGGCGTTGTGCCGTGTTTGTGTCCTCAAAGAGACACGCGATATAGCTGTTAGGGGCTACGCTCAAATACATGACCGTCCCTACAGGCATATTGGCAAGCTCACGTAGGCCATAGAGTGCCGTGCGGTTTGCAACGGTGCCCCCATAGATGCCGTAGAAGAACGTGTAGTTGAATGCGTCGTCTGTCAGCTGGTTCAGAGTTCCGTTAGCGAACGTTTTGTCACTGAGTTGGACTACCTCCATTTTGTTCGGCTTAATCCGGTGGGCATCCATGAGCAGCTTCACCCGCGCCTCAGTGGTGGACATGCGGCCAGCCAATGCTGCATAGGAGGTAGCTAAGGAGTTAGCCTCAGCGGAACCCAGAGGTGTCACTACGCCAAACAAGCGGGTCATCCACGCACCAGTGACGTGTACTGGGTAAGTCTCAGCGCCATGACGTGCAGGATTCGACTCAACGTAAGCCACCGAGCCAGCCCCAAGTTTCTTATCCGTGATGGTGCCGGTGGTTTTGATGTTGAAACCCGGACCTACACCGGATTGTCCGCCGTGGGCGTTCGTTGGGTTCTGTACGTTTTCAGCACCGGGCACACCTCCTGCCCAAGCATCCGCAGCATCTCCATAGAATCGCTCTGACGTGATGTGCCTGTGTTCCTGAAGTTGATCGCGGAAAATGTAAGGTCGCCACTGACGGTTGCCAGGTTGAGTTACTACACCGTTATCACCACGCTGGAACACGCCGCCAATCGAACCCGGCTGCGCACCGTTGAGGTCCCGCATGCGGAACTTGCCGGGGCTTGAGTCAAGTACAAAGTGACCTCGCGCCCAAGGGTTAGCCTGCCAAGTTGCCTCATCAGTTGTCGGGAAGAGTCCAGCCCTAAGTGCTGCCACGAAACTGGGATAGACAGCCTGATCCAGTTCCTGCCCGTCATCCACGGCGAAGCCCTTAAAGGGTTGCGGACGATAGCCCCACATGGACATGCCGAGTTGAATACCTGAATCGGAAGCGTCTTTTGCAGCATTTACGGCGATAACTTTAGAGTCATCAGAGGTTCTTGAGTAGTTGTAAGAGTTGATCATGTGCGCCTCAGAGGTCGCCATATACTCACCCGATTTAGTAGCAGAAAGGCCTGCACGATCTGCATGCTCCTTCGCGACATCTACCTGACCGTCAATCTTGGCAATTTCATCGGTGGCAACCTTCGCGGATGCCTTAGCAATATCTTCAGACTTCTTCGCATTGGCCTCAGCCGTTACGGCGCGGTTTTCGGAACTCTTAGTGTTTGTCTCGGAGACCTTCGCAGCGTCGCGAGCATCCTCAGAGGCTGTTTTGTTCCCCAACGTGGAAGCCGCCCAGCTCTTTTCTTGACGCAGTGTCACCGCGTGGCTATCCAACGTTGCATCCGCAAGGTTTACTAACCGTTTACCGCGTGCATCAAGGTCCCCATCATTGTTCACAGCGATGGTGTCAGCCGTCAGGTCACGCGCTTCCTCAGCGATGTGCAGCGATTGAATCTGTGCAGTGTTCAAATCGTAGGCCCGGAGAATCGAACCGTCCGCAAAGTCCACCAGACGTTCAGTCGCTGAAGTGACACGGCGAATCTCTACGGCCTCGAAGAAATCAGCAGGGCCCCATGCCTTGGCGGTAGTGACCCGCGTACGGGAGATAAACCGAAAATCAGAGTTCAAGGTAAGTGTTTTACGTGTGGTTCCTAAAAGGGTCACGCTGACGAACTTACGGGCGAGATACTCGAAGGGAATGTCAAAGTCCTTGTTCGTACCATCCAATGGGTACGTAAGGACTGTCTTTGGAGCGGCCATAAAGTCCTCCTTGTTATTACATGGTGAAAGAAGGCAGGACCTGTGTGAGCATCCTGCTTATAGTGAGGGGTTCTATCGAATCTCGACGCCTTGCGATTCCATGACCATGAGCAAAAGCTTTTGGCTGATTGGGTCGTTGGGTACGAGTCCACGCAGGCCGTTGAAGATGCCTGTCATGTATTCCTGATCGGCTTTGCGAGAGTCAGTCCCAGCGGCTCCGAAGGCGTTGTAGCCGACCTGTCCGACATTCGCGAGGACTCCATAGGCCGGGACCTGTTCGGCAATCTTCCCGAGTACGCCAGTGGTTCGGTCGTCGCTCGTTGCGCTGTACTTCATCGCACCAGGGTCACGTTGGTCCTTAGGTCCCCGTGGGAGGATCGAAGAGCGGACCATTGCGGCCTGATCGAATCCCAGAGGTGCCGCGACGATGTTCGCCAGACCCAAAGGTGCGCCAATATGGGAACTCCGGGACACTGCCGCGTAGGCCAGCATCTTCGGATCAAGGGCTTGCTTTAAGAACGGCTCACGCTGGTCCTTTGGGATCGCAGAGGCTTGGCTGTACTTCATTGCTATGTAGGTACTGAGTGCCAGCCCTGTAGATAGGACTGCCTGCATCGTCTGGTCGATGGCCCTGCCGTTCTTCGTGGCGTCGTGGAACCCACGGATTAACCGGGAATTGACCGAACGCATGGTGAAGTTCTTGAACTGCATGGCTGTCTTGACCCCGGCCCCGTAAGCCTCGGTGTCAGCCGAAGAGAACTTGTGAGGACGCAAGATGGTTTCATCAGCGATTTTGTCGCCCATGCGCCATACGTCCATCGTCCGAGGGTCACGCTGGAACGCTGCCTTGTCGGTGATCTTGTAGGAGCCGTCTTTCTGTTTCTGCACGTAAGTCTTGATGAGGTCCTTCATATCCCCGAATTGCTCAGGGGTGATCGACATCGACTTCAGGCGTTGTGGGGAAAACAGCTTGGACTCTTTACCGGCGATAGCGTGGTCAACAAGGTCAGACAGAACGCCTTGACGGCCAGCGTCTGCGATGTAGTTCGACGACTCAGTAAGGAACTTTGTGAATGGCGAGCGAGCTGCCAGTTCCTGAGTGGCGTACTTTACGGAACCCATCAGCTTTGCAGCGAGTGGACTTGCCCCGGCTTGGTCTCTCAGGCGCTCAATGATGTCCGAGCGGGTCGGTCGAATGTGGTTATCCAGCTCACGCCCGAAAACCATCGAGTGCATATCAGCAAGGTCCTTGGCGCTGATCTTCGAGCCCCACTGAGCCATGTCCTTGAGGATCGGAACCCCCTTGAGGAGCATGTGGGTGTGGCCCTTGGTGACCATTCCGGCGACCTCAGTGATGGACTGGACGCCCATGTAAGCGTTCTTCGAGAAGAAGCTAAGGTCTCCGAGAGTACGGGCAGCGGTCGCCCAAACACCTTCAACGTCCTTACGGGCACGGCCTGTCAGAATCTTAATGGACTCTTCAAGGGCCGCACGCTCAGCCTTGTCAGCCTTCACACGGCTGATGTCGTTCACCAGCTCGGACGTGCTTCGGCCTGTAGCGCCCATGATGCCAATGTCACCGTTTACCCGTCTGTCATAACTCGGGGTGATGCGCGACAGGTTGAACTCACGCAGGTCGTTGACCGCGAATGTACTGCCGTCCGACATGGGGATTGCCATATCAGAGTCGAACAGGTGACGGCCTTCGAGGAAGTTGTTGACCCCGAGGTTCGCAGAGCTTGGAACGCCTTCACCGTCCAGCCCCAGCAGCGTGGTGCCGTTGTGGTCGTCGGTCTTGGCTATACCGTGGGCCTTGCGGCGCGCATAGTCCTCAACCTGTTCCCTCAAGATTTCCTCACGCATCCGCTTGGTGTCCAAGGCAGGCGCTGGCTGTTTCCCTTTGGGCTTCGACAGGGCCGCCACACGTTCTGCCAGGATTTCGTCAACCGAGTCCTTCAGCAGATTGTCCACACGGGTCTTCACAGCCCCACGAGCCGAATAGCTCGCAAGCCACGATTCCATGATGGCGTGCTGCAAGCCTTCCTCGCCGCCCATCCTCTTCATCTGCAAGAGCTTGGCAGCAGAGCTGTAGACGTTGGGAATGTAGGAACCGGCATGACGCGTCTCTGGGAGAACGGACCGGGCCTTCCAGTTACCGAACTGAGCCGGGGAGGCCAGAAGGTCAGCTTTACGGTCGTAGTGTTTCCGTACAGTGTCCATCAGCTTCCGTTCGCCATCGGTGAGTTGAGCCAGCTTACTGCCTGACTGGTCCTCAATGGCTTCGGCCACACGCCTGAACGCCCGGTCAATGTGGACCTCACGGCCCCCGGAAGTCAGCGCATAGGACGGGTCTTTGATCGCATCAAGAACCTGATCGGCCATCGTGTTGTAGGTCACATGGTCCTGCCCTTGGATGCGCTCAATGATGTCCGAGGCGGTCGCCGCGAAGCGTCCGTTCGAACCATTGACGGTCCCGGTCGGTGAGCGGAACAGTTGGTTGCCAATGCCCAAGACTTCAGGATTCTTAGAGCGGTTCAGCATGTAGCCGATTTCCGTGAAGCCCCCCATGGAGACACCTTTAGCGGCGCGGTCAGGCATGACCTCAGCGGCCTCAGCGATGAGTTTCGGGTTCAGCGGATTGGTGGCCGACAGGATAGAGCCGTCTTGTAGGCGTACCGCTCCGGGCTCACTTGGATGGTCAACGTACTCGACACCTGCGGCTGTCTTCGGGGTCTCGCCATCGCGCCAAGGCATCCGGGTGGGGTCCTCTTCGCCAAGCTGGCGGGCGGTCTCACGGTGTTCCAGGCGAGTGGCAGGACCGGCGAACTCGTTAGCATCGTAGGATTCCCCGTGTTTCTCAAAGAGATTCACGTAGTCGTCTTCTGACATGGACCGGCCATCGTTCTGAGAGCCCCGCTCGCCGTGCCTGGCAAGGATGGCTTCAAGCTCGTGGTCGTCCGCTTCCGGGGTTCCTTTCGGTTTCCGGGAGGAAGCCAGCAAATCCAAGCCCATATCCACGTTCTTGTTTGGCAGGGCCGACTCACCGTGACGTGCAAGGATCGACTCAAGGTCTGCATCCGCCATTTCAGGACGGGCGGGCTCTTTAGGTGCAGCACGCAGGGCCTTGTCGAACAGGGCCGTGGCACCAGCCCCGAACAGTGCACCGCCTACCAGAGCTGTACCGTAGTGGCCTTCGATGCCCGTGGCGTTCTCACGCAGAGCTTCAGAACCCACCGAGGCAGCGCCAGAGTAGAGCGCGCCTTGCGCTACTCGGGAAATCAGACGGGCGCCTGTAGTACCTGGGAGCGGCGCGTAAGTCAGAGGATCAACACCGGCTCCGATGAAACCCCCAACGATTTGCGCACCAGTGCCCGCACCGTTGATCTGCCGTTCATACGCTTGGTTCTGCTTAGCGGCTGCGATGGCGTTCGGGAGGTTCGCCCGGTTGCCCTTGGCGAAGTCCTGAACGAACGAGAAATACTGAGGGTCCACACCTTCACGGCGGATCATGTCGTAATCCTCAGCGGACCAATCCGACGTGTCGTTCGGCTTAACCCATTCCAGCGGGTCAGCATCCTCCATTGTGCCGTAGCGTAGGATCGACCCTACAGCGGAAGTCGCAAGGTTACCCTCTACGGCGTCACCGAGGCTCTCAAAGGTGCCTTTAGGTTTCTTGCCGATGATGTTTGAAAGGGTCTGAAAGTCTTGCTGTGTTTGCGGGGCGGTGCCACCGGGCAGGTCTAAGCGACCCAGCTCCGGTAGTTCCTTTCCGATCTTGTTGCCAGCCGTCACGCCATCTGTTGCAGCTTCGTAGGTGACGGCTTCAGCCTTTGGGTTAATGCCGGGATTGGTCACCCCGTGAGCATCAAAGAACTGACGGGACGCAGAGTTGCCGGATACGTCCAGCAGCTTGCGCATGTAGTTCTGGCCTTCCGGGCTGATCTTGCTGAAGTCGCCTTGATCCAGAGCGGCCAATTGAGGGGCACCGAGACGGCCCTGTCCTTGGTTGTACGCCAGAGCGGTCTTGAGATAATCGCCCTTGTACGTGGTATTCAGGTCTTTCAGCGCCTTGGCGACGGCGGGGATTGCCAACTGAGGATTCAGACGGTCCTCTGGGGTCATCAGGCCGTATGCTTTTCCTGTCTGAGCTGTGAACTGCCCGAGGCCCAAGGGGCCTGTCTTAGACTTCGCGGTAGGGTTGAAGCTGGATTCGTTATAAATCAGTTTGTGCATGAAGTCGTAAGAGATGCCCTGGCGGTCTGCCTCTTGACGAATGAGTGCGTCGTACTCAGTGCCTGCCGCTTTGACGGCTGCATAGTCGGTCATTTAAATCCTCCTTGTTGTTTAGAGTGGCCCGCGCCCTCCTGTGATGTAGTCCTGTCGTGTCTTTTGAGCCCTCTGGGCATCTTTCACGTTGGAATCAAAGCGGGCTTGGTCAGCTTGGGCGGCGCGGTCACGCGCAAGGTTGCCCATAGCTTCCTTGGAGATGCGGTAGCGTTTGCCGAGTGGGTTGGTGATCCAGAGATTTCCGTTGGAGCTTTCGACCGACAGGCTTCCCTCAGACCACTCAGGGAGTGTCTTCAGGTAGCTCATGGTGTCGTCTATGATCGTCTTGCCGGTCTGCCACGAGTTGACGTCATTCACGTCCGTCATCAGGTCCCGCTTGCTGACCATCCCGTGGAAACCGTCAGAGCTGAAGGAGCCATTCGACTCAACGAAGGAAACGGCAGTGTGTGACAGGTAGTCGGAGACGGCCTTTGCGGCTTCCGTCGAATCGCCAGTTCGAAGCGTGGCGGCGTCGTAGACCTGACGGGCCTGAGTCTCGAATTGGTTCGGGAGATACTTCAGTTCCTTGAATCGGCTGTCGTTCTTTACCGAGGCCCATTGCAGATTGCGTGCTGCCTGTTCGTCCTTGCTGATTCCCTTATTGGACTTCTCAGCGTCAATCAAGACCTGAGGTTCAATCCCGGCCTCAGCGGCATAGCGTAGCTTTTCCACAAGACCAGCCTGTTCGGGGAACAACTGGGCAATGGTCGCGGGGTCCTGCTGATAGGACGCTTGGAGTTCCTTCAGCCTGGGGGTATCTGTGACGGGCTCAGGCGACAGAAGCGCACCTTGCCACTCCCGTGAGGCGTCCGTGAGGAGCGTCTTGAAGGCAGCTTGAAACGGGCCTTTGTCGTAGTCAGCACGCAGCAGGTCAGCCTTGAGTTCCGCTTTCTTCGACGCCGGGACCTCCATTGCATCGATCTGGTTAAGCTTCTTGGCCGCATAGGTCGCCATGTCTGCGTCAGTGAACTTCTCCCCGGTGTTCCCATTGGTGGGGAGGAACTTCGGGTCTACCGAGACGTTTTGTCCCGCTATGCGGCGCGTAAAGGCGTCGTCGATGACAGCTTGGCGGTTGTCTGCCTGTGCGTTCTTTTGAAGCTGGACGGCCTGAACCTTGGAGTTCTGCGCGACGGCGCTAATGAGCTGCGCCTTTCCATTGATGAGGGCCTGACGAATAGGCGTCATCTGGGGACCGGTCTGAATCCAGTCGTTGTCCTGTTCCAACTTGTTCAGCTTCACCCAGCCTCGGGCAGGGTCCTCATCGTGAATCGCATTGGCAATCCCGAGGGTCACGTTTTCCGTGCGCTTGGAGTCCCTTGTGTAAGCAGCGTTCTGCGCCTGAACCTTGAGTCCCTCGTAAATGGTCGGGTCGATCAAATCCTTGATCTTGCGTTGCCCGCCGTACACGTTGATTGTCTTGTCACCGAGGCTATCGAGGAGCTGAACGCCGCCTTCCTTATTGACCGCCTCTGAAGCCAGTAACTGGACCCCTTTAACGGCGTGTGCGTCACTGGGGAAAATCCCTGACTTGAGGCCGTTGTTGAAGTAGTTCGCGAAGAAATCTGCGCTCGATGGGTGACCCAGTTGCTTAGGATCATCAAGGATCGGCTGAAGGTCTGCACGAGTCTCAAGGACCGCTTGGGTCTCAAAGTTCTTCGACAGATATTGCGAATGCAGGTCATAGACCGCTGCACTGCGCCTGGTGATGTCTGAGTTAAACCCCGTCTGATAGTCCTTGTCGCCGGGGTCGATACCTGCCATCTGAGCGTAGTTCTGGGCCTTCTGCTCAAGGCGAGTTTGGCGGTACTCATCAAGTTCCTGTCGGGTTCGGAAAGACCCTTTCTGAATTTCTTGCTGTACCTCCGAATCAACCTCATAGGCAGCGTTTCTGCCTGATTTAAAGCGGAGTTGCTGCATCGCGTCAGGGTCGTCTTTATACAAGAGAGTCCCGTTGCCGATGGCCTCTCTACGTTGCTCAGGGGTCAGCTTGCGGATGATTTCGTTTGACCGGGCGTCTGCCTCGGACTGGCGTTTATTCTCATAGGCCCCGAAAGCGTCAGAGCCGGAACGCACGAAGTTTCTCAGGGCATCGCCCAACGAGTTATCGGTTTGCTCAGGGCGGATTCGTGCCGCTTGGTAGCCAGTTCCAGAGCCTGCCCGGAAGCCTTGACGGCCACTGGTGCTTTGCTCGGACTGGGCGAGTGCTTGGGCCAGTTCATTTGCCATATGGTCCTCCTTTAGGTTTTCACGTTCTTGGCGCTCTTCGCAGCACTTAGGCTTTCACCCTGCGCATACGCAGAACCACCAGCCGATACGATGTTCAGCGCGTTCGCTATGTTGTTGACCTTGTACTTGTTCCCGCCCAGACCACGCACAGCGGCCTTAGCGTTCTCAGAGCTACCCACGCGGTTTGCGAAGATCGCCTGATAGTCGCGTGTGTAGTTGTCGGTAATGTTCATCGCTTGAGCTGAAGAGTCGTTCGCGACGGAGTTCCTGAGCCGCTCCATGGAGTTACCAGCAAGGCCTGACTCACCGATGGCGGCATTGATCGTCCCTTGGTTACGGATGGACTGAAGGTTTACCTCAGTGAGCTGCCTACGGGCTTCGTCCTGCTTATCCACGGTGGCAAGCTTCTGGTCGTTCTCAGCGAAGTTAGCTTGCTTGACGATTTCGTTCTGTTGCTTGCGCTCGTTGTCGGTCATTTGTCCTTTGGCTTTGGCGCCTTCCGAGGCGCTCATAGCAGCCCCGGCGACAGCAACGACCGCCATACCGATGCTTACGGGTTCGCACATTGGGCGGTCCTCCTATAGCCAGAATTGTTTAAAGGCACAGCCAGCCGGTGACATATAGATGCCCTCTTGGAAGGTGGCACCCAGCTCAGTCAGCAGCCGAATGTGAGCGTGGTTGTCCACCGATACCCAGTTGGTACGCAGACCCGGAGACCGGTATTTGATCCACTCAAGGTTCTCTTTGAGGAGCCTGTAAAATCGGAAGCGTTGGGCCTTGCTCAGCGTATGGACGACGTTGGTGGTCACGAACCAGATACCTAAATTGGTATGCCCACCTACTGCCAGCACGAGCGACCCCAGAAGGATTGCCTGTGTGTTTTCGTCGTGGGAACTTGGAAGGACATCGCGGGGGTGTCGGCCTGCTTTCATGCAGTGGAATTCGTGAAGGTCGGACTTGCAGAGGTCTTCTGCGGCCATCCGAAGATGCGTTTCGGTGGCGTTGATAAGTTGCATAGTGGGTAATCCCTCCCTGTTGTCATGGTTATAGTGAGGACTTTTGAGGTCCCCACTGAGGGTCACACGCCGCTGGAACGACGCATGTAGTTGCCTTCCCAGCCGCATCCGATGATGTTCAGCGGGACAGGTGCGAAGGATGAGAGGGTGACTCGTTGTGCTTTGGCGTTGCCGGTGACAGGGAACTTGTACTGACCCGTGCCAAGCGCCAGTTGGCCCGTGCTTACCTCTGTCCCGAGTCGACCCCCGGCCATCACATATACGTACTCCGAGGAGCCGTTATTGACGTTCACTTCAAAGGCTCCAGAGGTGTCGTAGTTCACCCACGCACGTCGAAGCTGAAGGCGTCCAATGTCCTCGGTAGAGCCCGTGCCGTCGTCTGCGGTTTGCTTGATGAGGAACTTCGAGAACTCGTATTGGAATCCGTATTCCCGCCCAATCACGAAAGTCGTCCCCATGCGGTTGCCCACGAACTTGATGCGGTCGTCTGCGTTCCAGTTGGTTGACTCGTGGCGTTCAAGGACACCTTGGGGGTCCAGCGTGTAGAAGACAGAAAGGTAATCAGGCACGCCGCCGTAGATCGCGCTTAGGCTCACATAAGTTTCATTGAGGTCCTCGTTGTAGCTCGATGGGGTCATGAGTTTCTTCATGTCCATGTAAGCCCGGTAGGGTTCCTGCATGTAGTCCACGGTGTCAGCGGTGAACTCGATGCGCTCCAGACTCATACCAACGCCTGCACGCTCGTTAATCAGGTACATATACGACCCGATGCAGTCAGCCGCGAGGACCCGATTGTTTTGGCCGAACTCCCAATAGCTCCACGATTGCTGTACCAGCTCCTCCTTGAGATAGAGAAACTTGTAGATGTACACGCGGTTCTCCACGGCGTCCGAGAGCATGGACACGAAGTTTTCAGTACCCGACCCGTGGATGTGGAAAACGGTGTTCTCGATGTAGCTCGGGACGTGCGCGGATACGTCCTCAGCTGACTTCACGTCGCTAACGTCTTGCACTGCGTAGTATCGCTTTAGGCTCGTGTAGCTGGCCCGAGGTGCCGCGAAGTAAACGCCCCGGCCAATCCCGAACGGTCTCGCCCCGTCGCTCACGTCGAATTCGGTAGTCAGGTCCAGTTGAATCGTCTTGCTCGATAGGATGCCCTGAGAGGACAGTACGAACTGAGCTTGGTCCGACCACAGCAAGAGCTGTTCAGAGAACGGTACGGCGTATTTGAGGATGCTCACCCGGTTGTGACTGATCGCCACGTCAATCGGATCGTCGTCACTCAAAGCGCTCACAGAGGCCGGGAAGAAGTAGAAATATTTTGAAGTCCGGGACATAACCACGTTCTCCCCAGAGAGGAAGCCGAGGCGGTTCCGAAAGAAGAAGATGTCGTTGATCGAATCCCCGATGAATGAGGGCATGGGGTTCGTGGTGTCATCCCCGCAGGTCCTGTCTGCCCATGTCAGAGGCGTCCAATCGAACTGTCCATCAGCGGCCCGAATGAGCGCGTGAGGCATTGAGGTGGGTTCAATCCCTGCGATGATTCCCGGCTTGACCGTCTCACGCCACACCTGACCGGCTGCGTCGTAGCGGACCCAGTAGTTGTCACCAGTACGTGAGGCTTCTCCCGTGATTTCTACAAGGTAACCATCGATGCACTGGGCGGGAAGCTTACTGAACGTCTGGACCTGATAGATAAACGAATTTAGGAGCTGCCCGGCGTAGCCGTCTTCCGTAGAAATCGTATCGATCTTTGCACCCGCAGGGGCTGTCACGCATATCCAGCCCTGACCCGCCACGGATGTCCAGCCTGAAGGCCCTAAGGCGCTCGTGATCTGGTTGGACATCTGAGCGGCAATCCATCCAGCGTCTGTCTGCTGTACCTGAGGGGGGGTCGTAACGGTTGCGTCACCGACGGGCATTACCAGAGTCGCCCGTGTGACCCCGTTGATATTGATCTTTAGCGTTCGCCCGTATTGCCCGCCACGGACGTTGATTATGGCTCGGCGCTCGGTGCCCACGTAGCCTGATTGGGTCAATGTGCTTTTCATGGCTGTAACCTTGTTGCGGTTCGCCACGAACGTGTAGTCAGCCACGGTGATAATGCGTAGGTCAGTCCGAGGGGCCTGGCAGTTTGCATAGCCGTTGTAACCTCGGACGGTGTAGTTGTTGCCATTGAGGTCCACCACAGCTATGCCCTGGCCGGTGAACACCATGTAATACTTTTCTGTCGCGTCCCGATTAACGAGATGAACCAGCGGCTTCGCACCATACAGACCGACCGCGCCAAGACGCTTTACGAATGTCGTAGGTGATCGCTTCTGTAAGCCTTCAGTCTCTGAAGACCAGCCATTGATTTGAAGTTCGCCTTGGTTGCTGAAACGAAGAACATCGGGTTGTTGTGAAATACCTCCTTTGAGGTTCTTAACGCTCTGAGAAACAAGACCCATAGGACCCTCCCTGTTATTTATCTGGAAATCTTGCCCCCTGTGAATGCATCACCGTCGAGCATGTTGTAGTTGCCGTAATCAAGTTCATATTCCTGGCAGTCAGCCCACGCTGTTAGCTCTTGCTCTTGAAGAGAACCTTCAATCTCACCAGCCCCGAAGAACCGAATGTTGAAGCGGCGTGATGCCTTCGCGACGATGTAAGCGCGGAAACATTCAGGCATCTCTTCGTACTCGCGCAGGCGTACCAGAGAGACAGTTACCGGGTCAGTGAATTGATCGGTTTTTGCAGTTCTGTCGTAGAGGAATCCGCCACGGTTCGTGTAAGAACCCGTAGTTATCTTCAAGTAATCATCGAGATAATTAATGAGCTTCGAGAAGCTATCGGGGACAAGCGTGGCGTCTTCTTCTATGTTGAACGTCCAGCCTTTTGACTGAACTTCGCGGTTGACCTGACTTAGTATGCGACGGCAGTTCGCTACGTCTGCGTTAGGATCACCTTCGAGGGAACTTACAGGAGACTCCCCGATGGCTGCGAGCATGTCATTGACTGCTGCAAGTTCCTGATCTGAGTTTGTTCTTGAATCGTAATTTGCCATTCAGTCCTCCTTATGGTTTGGCGTAAACAAAAAGCCCTCGACCCATAAATAACGGGAGGAGGGCTTGATGTGTTGGTTAAGCGGTTACTTTGCAAGATGCCGAGAGGGAACCCGACGTGGAATTCACATTCGCAGTTCCTTGGGAAACAGCAGTGATTAAACCAGCAGAGTCCACAGTGGCAACTTCTGGGTTGTCCGAAGTCCACATAACTTCCGCGCCTTCAGGTTCCACGGAATAAGAAGGCACCTTAGAAGCGCCTACCTTCAGACTCATGGTCTTCTGGCAGGTCAACGAGGTTGCTTCAATAGAGGCAGTACGTTGTGCGCTTCCGTCGCCAGCTCAGCCGAAGACCAGTGCACCAGCGGCTTCAGGGCGCAGGCCACCGTGACCCATCGCGTACTTGCCGATGATCTGGTCCGCTTGGAATTCAGCGCGACGGGCACGCTCCAAGGCCATGTCTTTCAGCTTCACAGTACCGACAGCAGAACGGTGATTGAATAGGCCCACGACGTTATCCAAAGCAACCGGGACGGTGGCCGAAGAGGTAGCCGGGAAGGCGTGTTTCTGGCCGGTGCCAGCGAGGTCAGTACCCGAACCACCACGGGTCAGGTGAGGCACTTCGATGACTTCGAAGCCCATGACGTTGCTGATGTTGCCTGTAACCGGGTCGGTCAGTGCCGCATAGTTGGCAGCGTTAGGCAGCAGTGCGGCCAAGATCGCGCTGTAGTTCTCAGGTGTGGTATAGAAGCGGCGGTCGCTCGAAGGGACATAGTTGCGGGTGAGTTTGGCACGGGCCAGGGTCAGCGCCTTCAGGATTGCCGCGCCAAGTTCGGCTTGGTCGGTCAGCGATGCGGCTGTGCCGATCTTCAGGACGGTCGCAGTACCCAGGCCGGTGATGTTCTCGTTCGATGCGGCTGGCAGGTTGCACAGGTTCGCCATTTCGCCCAACACAGCGCCGTCAGCGGAAATCGCCAGAGCTTCGCCAAGTTGTGCCGAGTATTCGGAACGAACATCGTAGTGGTTCATTGCGTCTTCGATGTCGTAAATCAGAACATCGGAAACCAGCAGACCGTCAATGGTGATTACCTTTTCGGAATGCTTGATGTCACCACGCTTGTCGTCCAAGTTTTCACCCGGTGCGAGGTAGTAACCAGCGGTACGGCCCATTACTGGGAAGGAAGCGGACTTGCCGTTCTGGATAGTGCGGACCATGTGTTTGTCCATGGTTACTGCACGACGCAGGAAGGCAGTCAGAACTTCACCACCGAATACCTTCAGGAAGTTCGCCAGTTTGTCCTGATCGCTAACGCCCTTACCTTGGTTCTGACCAATCTTTTGACCTGTTGCGTTTGCCATTAATAGTTCTCCTTGTGTTATGTGTTGTCTTTTCTCCCGGTGCAGGAAGTCGCCCAGCGGAATGCCGGGTTATTGGTTCTTTCCTGTTATAGTGAGGGGTTTTAAATCAGCGCTTATTTACCAAGAGGCGTTATGCACTTTGGATTCAACTTCGGCTGTGTACTTCATATCACGGCCATAACGCGGGTCGCTCATTGCCTTGACCATCTCGGTTTGAGATTCAAAGCCCTGGACTTTCTGCGATGGGGTTGGACCAGCGGGCGCGGCACTGCGACGGTTTAGAGAACGCGCAGGCTGTTTACCAAACTTCTTGGTTTGACTTGCCATGCCCAAGTTGATTGTCGAGCGGATTGCTTTCAGGTCTTGGCGCTCAATAGCGTCATAAAGAACATCGACAGTTTCCGGCGAGTTTGCTTTAAGGTGAGCAATCACCCGGTCAAACTGTTCCTTGCCGCCTGCATATTCAGTGATCTTCGCGACGAAAGTTTGAGCTAACGCCTCCTGACCTTGAATGAACGAGTTCACGAAGCCCTTCGAGTAGCCTGCTTTCGCAAGTTGTTCGTAGCTGTCGTCACTCAGATGCCCATCGGCTTCGTATTCGGTTTCGATACGGTCAGCAACATCAGCAGGGAGGCCGGACTTAATGGCCTGGGTACGCAGCTCGAAGAAGCCAGTGGCATACTCTTCGATGTCGGCGCTGGCCTTGGTCAGTTCTGCATCGGGTTCACCCAGCGGCTCAAAGTCACCAGCTTCGGGCTGGCCTTGGTCGTCTTGGGTTTCGTCCTGTTCGTCCTGTTCGTCTTCAGAGCTTTCCTGCTCCTCTTGGCCATCTTCAGGCGTCTCAACGAGGTCAATAGAGGCATCGCCATCGCGGGCCGCTACGTCCAGCGCAAGCATGTTTTGTTCATGCTCTACGGGGTCGCTGGATGACATGACCGCATTGCTCACACCGAAAGCGGCGTAAACGTCTGCGGATTGGTAAACGTGGCCCATGGCCGAAGCCAACATAGTGAGTTGCATAGAGTCTCCTTTGAGAAATTGGAAAGGAGACAGACACACAGGCACGGGCAGTCATCCGTACTTTCCCCGGATTCGGTTCGGCTGAACTGTGTGTCTATCTCGTTATAGTGAGGGGTTTTATTAGCCGCCGATTGGCGCTGGTTGAACGCCTGCGGTGTCCATTGCGGACTGAAGGTTTTCCGGTGACGCGGTGGCCTGAGCGGCGATTCCCGCACCGAGACCTTGAGCGGCAGACTGACCACCCTGAGCAACCATCTGTTCTGCCTGACGCTTGGCCTTGTCGGCGTCTGTCAGTAGCAGGCCAGCCGTATCGAGACCGATAGCGTTCGCCAGTCGAATCTTGAGGTTGCCCATATTGATGTCAGGGTCTTGCATGAGCGGCGCGATGGCTTGCAGTCCATTGAAGAACTGGGTCAGCTTGTCGAGGTCCTGCCCACGGCCAAGGGCTTCCAGACCAGTGCTTACGGTCGGCTCTACGGCTTCCTTAGGCAGGTCGGGGATTTGCGCGGTGGCTTGGAGCTGGTTCAGCAAGATGCGTACAAGCGGCAATTGCAGCTCTTGAGACAGGATCGAATAGACCCCGCCAAGGGTGTCTTCCAGCTCACTGGCGACATACCGAATCTCTTCGGCGGTCACACGTTCACCCTGGCGCTGTACGGCAGAGTTGAGCATGAACACATAGGCCAATCGGCCCTCAATGGCATCAGCTACGGATTTCGCGACGGTGAAGTCAGCGGTTTTCTCAAGCTGAAGGAACTCGATGTCTTGCTTCCGGCCAGCAACAAAGTCGCCGGTTTGAGCCTTGGTGAGGCGCCGCACCTGAGTCATCCCGTTGGGGTTGACCAAGCCGACCACCTTCGAGGCAATCATGGAAAACTTAATCATCGCTTCATGCAGGTTTTCGAGAGAGTTCAGGTCACCCAGATACTCCTCACAGTGCGACCGGCCATAGTTCTCACCGTCGCGCTTGGTCCAGCGAACGGCGATCCACGGAACCGCGGCGGGGGGATACTGGCCGTCAGTCCCTTCGACCTCTTCACCGTCAACCTCTTGGTAACTCAGGAAGTCGCCAGATTCATCATCGAGGTACACATGTGTATAAACCTCTACCTCTTCATCAGGCTTCTTATCGCCGCCGTCTGTGATTGCGTTTCTGACATCCTCAGGCAGGGCCGCAAAGGCAACCTTATCGAGGGTGACGATTTGCAGCACGTTGCCGAAGGCGTCCCGCTGGACCACGTAGGAACTGAGAGGGTAGAGCTTCATGGGGTTGTATCCGGTCGAGCCGGAATCGGGTTGGGGTAGATGGATGCAGCCGTTACCGGCAAGGGCGAGCTGGCGGATTAGCTCGAAGAGCGTCACGCGGTAGCTGTTCGCTTCCATGAAGGACATCATGATGCGTTCCACCATGCCCAAGCCTTGGTCAACGATGGCGAGCTGTTCAGGGTCAGCGACCAACTGTTTAGCCTGCCACTCAGACACCTTCAGCTTCATCCAGCTCTGAAGCGGGAATAGGGCGAGCATCACCTTGGCCGACAGGTTGTTCAGGCCACGGGCGCCTACTGCCTGCCACGGGGTCGTGTAGTCAGTCGAGGCGTTGTCCGAGGACTTAGGGAACAGCGAGGGGATTGTTACTTTTGCGCAGTTTTCAGCGCGGGTCTCGTAGGGTACTCGGTCGTTCTTCAAGCGGTCGTAAACCGCCTTAGCCGACTCTTCGCCCAGACCGGTGCGTGCCGTAGAGGCCATATTGACCTCCTTAGATGTTCAGACCGGTCCCCGAGCTGCGGGCCACAGACAGGCCACGTTTACCCTTTGCCTTTGCGGCTCGTTTTGCTGCCTCACTGTCACCAGCATCCTCAGCCGTCGAGTCCTCTTTCGGGGCCTCTACTTGAGCGGCGGCAGGCGCTGGCGGGGCCTCTACTTGAGCGGCTTCTTGTTTCGGCTTGTCGTCGCCACCTCCGATAAGACCACCGGAAGCGCTGGAAGCGGCCTTAACAATCTTCTTAACGGCTTTCTTCAGAAATCCCATTAGTTCCTCCTTGTGTTTGAATTACCTCTTCAGTGCGCGCTTGATAGATGCGCTTGCTGTTTTCTTAGTGGTTGACCTTCCAGTGTCCGACGCTACAGCCGATTGAGTTCCCTCACCGGTCTCGCTCTTCTTAACCTTCAGGTCTTTAATGCCGTTCGTAGTTTCCGAGTTATCGGAATTCGAATCATCACCGAACTCCACCCCTTTAGGAGCCTCTTCGGCAACTGGGGCCGGGGCGGCGATAGACTCGGGACTAACTTTCGCTTGTTTGGGTTTGCTGCTGAAACACATAACTCCTCCTCAAAGATCGGTGAGTGTGTTCCGCTGTTCTTGCATGATCTCTACGATTTCTGTAGCAGCGTTGAGACCCTCAATGAATCCACCAATATATGATTCGGTGAACCCGGCTTTGCGAAGATCATCAATAGCGCCTGTGCGAATCAAATAGGCAGCATTGCAGCGGACTTTAAGATAGAGAGCGGACGCATTAGGAATGTCCGGGATATTCTCCGGGTCGTCTAATACCGCTTGAATGTCGTTTAACATTACTTCTCCTCAGTTGGAAGAGACGTAAAGATGCCCTTAAAGGGACAGAACTTTAAGTCTCTCTACGGTTATAGTGAGGGGTTTTGAATTCAGACGATGAAGTACAGGAGGGCCAGGAACTGAAGAGCCATGCAGCCTAAACCGACTTCAGGGGTCATACAGGCGTCCACAAGATCGGTTGCTTGGTTTCGTGGTTCCAGTCAGACCATCGCAGGATACGGGCGACCTGAGCCTGTTGAATCAGCTCGGGTTCGCTCATGCCTTGCTTGGCAGCGAGGGAGACCATGCAGCGCCATAGATCAGGACCTTGGTGCAAGTCGAACTCTTCATCACCGCGTTTACAGGAAGTCCAGTAAGGAACCTCCTCACCCTTGCGGGCCCCGGACTTCATAACCTTGATAGCCTGGTAGAAATACTCAGGGTCACGCAGCCACTCCCAGAGACCGCCCCCGAACGCTTCACCTACGCCCGGACAACCACCATAACCGTCCGTGGTGTCACCCTTGAGGGTCTGGAACATATGGTGAAGGTCTGCGGTAGACTCATCGTTCTTCACAAGATCGTTTTCAGTGAGCCAGAAGAAGTAACCGGGAACCGTATTGAAGTCCTTGTCGCAGCTCACGCTGATAACTCGGTCGCAGCCTACAAGGCCCGGATTGGTCATTAGTATTCCGCAAACATCGTCACCCTCAACACCGTCCCACTTGAAAGCGTGTTTGCTGAAGTGGTCCATGATTTCCTGGCAGAACTTGCGGTAACCCACTGGCTTGCGCTTGCCTTTACGGTTCGCCTTGTAAGTCTCAAGGACTTTCTTACGCCAGTTGTCGTCACCGGAAAGAATGCACAGGTCAACGAACTCATACTTGTCTTCGGTGAGTTTGAACTTGCGCTTCAGCTGAGCCGCGATGTCGGACTTGATGGACTTGATGGCAGCGAAGAGACTGTTGCGCGCCTTCTTGTGGTCACACGTCAGGGTCCAAACATCTTCACCCCAGTCCTCTTCTTTTTCCGCACCAGACATCGCAGAGAAAATTAGATAGTCCATGTCGAAGGCAAGGCCAACTTTCAGTTTACTCATGCGGCACCCCCATGTTCATGCAGGAACATTTGACCTGCTGTTGTGAGTGACCAGAAGCCCATATTGCGACCATCAGTAGACACGCAAGTAATATGGCTCCGGGAGGCAGCTTCGGAGACCAAGTGAGCGTTCTTGCGGTAAAAGTCTGATTGGAACGTGCGGGCTTCCTTTTTGATGCTAAAGAGGACTTTGAGATACTCACCCATCAGCCCACCACTTCGGTTTGAAGAGGGCCCATGCGGGTGACATTGAGTTCTTTGGCTTCCGGCAGAACGACATTACGGACGCCGCTCTTGAATGCTTCGCGGGTCAGGAACAGAACCATGCCTTCGTCATCCATGGATAGGGCAAGTTCGGTCAGTTTGATACCTGCCAAGGACTCAGCTTTTTTCTTTGGGTCCTTGATGCGCTTGACGTACTCACGGCCTTCGCTCAGAGCCTCAGAGAGGCCCTCACGAAGCTCGGCAAGTTGTTCGGTCGAGTAGACGACGCGAGTGGTGAAGGTGTGTTTCAGATTCAGAGTGATAGCCATTAGGGTCTCCCAAAAGAAAAGGCCCCGAAGGGCCAGGTTGGATTAGTGACACTCACGCCACGTCGGGCCGGTCTTCCCATCGGTGTCCAAACGGCACCGGAAGTTGAAGGACTCGCCTACGTTGCGAATTGCCTGTTGTGCAGCAGCCATCACGACCTCAGCGATTTCCGGGGTTCGTGCGGCAATTTGAAGTTCGTCGTGGACCCATGCCATGAAGGCAAAGTCGCCATCCCAGCCGTGGACGTAGCCGTGTTCCTCCATGAGGAGTCTTTCGGTTTCCACGACCCACGCCTTGCAGATGAGCGCACCAGCGGACTGAAGGAGGGAGTTGAGAGCGGAGTGGGGCGAGCGGACGTGAATCTTTCGGCCATCCAGGCCTTTGATCCAACGGCGTTTCCACTTGACGTCCCACTTCTTGGTGATGTTGTTGTAGGTCTGCGAGGTGATAAGGGAGTCTTCGAGGGCCTCACGCAGGCCGGTGATGGCCGGGGTGTTCTCCAAAAAGGACTTCTTGAGGGCCTTACCTTCCTTCTTACCGCCACCGATGAATCCGCCTACCTTGGCGTCACCAGCCCCGTACAGAAACGCATAGATGAACGTCTTGGCGATGCCTCGGACACGTTCATGTTCGTCGTTGTGCTTGTCCCGGATTTCAAACTTGATGATCCCTGCGGCCCGTCCGTTGACCCAGTGGATGTCACCGTTAAGAACCGTATCGGCGTACTCACCTTTATCGAACGGCGCACCGAAGTGCCCCAGACAGCGCAGCTCAAGGCCGGACGCATCGACACCCACTTGAGTGCAGTTTTCCCAGCCTGGGACCTTCTTACGTGCAAACACGGCCCCGAACAGCGAGCGGCATTCAGGCCCATAAGGGGAGCTGGCAGATGGAATCTGACCCATGTTCGGGTAGCTATGAGTGGCGCGCCCGGTGACTGCCCCGTTGGGGTTGATCGAACCGTGCATGAACCCCTCAGGGCTAACCAGTCGCATCCATGCGTTATCACCTTCGGCCAGCATCCCGATGCGCTTCTGAATCATCAGATAGTCACGCACCAGAGCGATGCAGGCTTGGGCCGCTGGATCATCGACGGTCACGCCTTCAAGCGTCTCATCGTCTACCTTCGGGGCCCCGGTCTTGGTGAACTCGGTAGGTTCCCAGCCAGCGTCTTTCAGGACCTTGATGAGGTGAGCGCCGGACGCTGGGTTGAACGTGATGAACTCGATAGGGGTATACGGGGCACCTTCAAAGGTCTCCCGCTTGTCTTTCTTGGTGCCCCCTTTGAGGTACACGCCGCCGACTTTCGGATACTTGACCCGTGGCATAGGGCGACCGTCAGACCAATTCTCGATTGGCTTGCCGGTGACCGGATGGCGGAACAGTTCGGTGCCCCCTTTAGGCGCATACCAAGACCCGAAGGTCTGAATAAGCTTCACGAGGAGGTCAGAGCGCTTCCCAGCGAGTTCCGCATAGAGCCGCTCAGCCGCTTCAGGATCGAACGGGAAACCGTTGCGCTCCATCTGTGCGAGGGACCATGCGGCGTCATGCTCAAGGTGAACGGCCCGGATTGATTGCATCCAGTGTTCGCCGTTCGGAGCGAGGCCAGAAGGGAAGTAGTACGGGTCCGACATCAGCTTGGTGGTCAGCTTCGTCGTCACAGCAACGTCCTGGACGCAATAGGCTTGCATCTCAGGGGACCACTCAGCCCACTCAGCGCCGGACACGTAAGGGATGCCAGCGAGGGCACATGCAGCCTTAAAGTCGTCGGTGTACTCGCCTTTCATCTCACCGAGGCGGTAACCCCACGCTTCGAGGGCGTGAGAGCCCATGCGCTTGCCGGGGAGTTTCCCAGTACGCACATAGCCAGCGTCGGTGTCGCGGATGTTGGAGTGAATCAGGCGGGACAGGACCAAGGTGTCCATCACGCGCTTGCGGGGGATGTTGAGGCGCTTGCCGAAGTACAGTCGTTTCAGCTTGTCGAGAACGGGGATGTCGTACTTGATACCGTTGTGGAAGACCACGAGGCCGTCAGGTTTCGCTGCCTCAGCTTCAAGCTGGGCGATGTACTCCTTTAGGTTGTCCGGGCCGTACTCGAAGAGTTCGCCGGTGAAGTAGTCTTGAGAAACACCACAATGGAACTTGCTGACATTCGATAGAAACCCGTTGGTTTCAATGTCAGAAATCAGCATCGGCAACGACCTTAATGCAGTCCAGAGGCAGCCATAGGCGGCGCTCTTGGAAGCCCATTTTCACGTCGAAGCTGATAGCCAGACCCACGAGCTTCAGGCGCTGGGCGCGCTCGGTTCCGGCCTTGATGCGGGCGACCTCTTCGACCTCGTAGACGTGATCCCGAGGCATCGAATAGCCGTTCAAGAAGTGCGCAGCCGGAAGCTTGGTGATGGTGAAGCGGGTCCCGATGTTGACCGGGCAGACGCTGGCGGTCTGTGCCTTAGCGAGCCCTTTCAGTTGGTCGATCATCGGCTTGAGAACCTCAGTCTCGAACTTCTCCGATAGGGCCTTAATGGGGTCTTGTTTAGCCGGCTCGGCCCACTTGGCGCCCGCGTGCGAATTTTCTTCGTAGCTGTAGCCCAGTGTTTCCAGCAGTGCAGCGGCCAGTTCGCCTTTACGCAGGTAGGAACGTACTTTTTGATTGTCCACGGTTAATCCTCCAAAGGAATTGGTGACGGGTTTAGGAAAGGGGAGTGAGTAAGGTTGACCGAAAGGCCCCCGTGAGGAGGCCCTTGAGTCACTCTTAGATCAGTGCGGAAACCTTCGTGGCTTCTTCACTCAGCTTCTTGCCCTCGCGGGCAGCGTCCAGAGCTTCAGCAGCAGCTTTCTCGCTGGCCTTCACGAGGAAATTGGCTTCTGCGGTCTTCGCGGCTGCGGCTTTCTTCAGGGCTGCGGCCAGTTGTTTCAGAGCGAATTTGTACAGTTTGATGAGGGTCATATGGGTTCTCCTTAATAGTCGGAATGAGGGGAGGGTTCTTCGGAGTCTTCAGCCGTCCAGCCGGTGTCCCCATCGGGTTTCCAGCCGTCAGGCGTTTCGTCCAACCATCCAGTTTCTTTGTTGTAAATGAGGTAACCGGCCACGCCTGTGTCCCCGGTGAAGCGGCACTTCAAGACCCGGATCGTGACCACGTTCGGGTGATCCCCTTGCTGGTTACGCTCCATCGCAATAATCGTGTCGCTCAGTTGACGCAGAGACCCAGAGCCACGCAGGTCCGTAATGGATACCTGACGGCCTTCTTCGTGAGCCTTGCCTTTTTCGGGGTTCTTCAGGTGGCAGATGACCACCATGAGGATGTCGTTGGTTTTCGCGAAGGTCTTCAGCTTGGTCATGAGGCGGTCGATGGTCTTACGCTCATCGCCGTTATCGTCCATGCCAGAGACCACGATGCTGATGTGGTCCAGCACGATGACCTTGCAGCCTTGGCCCTTGACCATGTAGTGCAGCTTCGACATCAGCCGGTCCTCTACGGACTCAGCGAACGAGTCGTACAGGAAGAGCTTGTCTTGCTCGAAGATGGCGTCGAAGGCTCGGTCAAACTCCTCCTCAGTGGTGCCGTCCGGGTTTTGCCGGTAGCGTCTGCGAAGGTGTAGCCCAACGAGGTCCTCAACGGTTTCCTCAACGGACTCTTCGAGCATCGCAACACCGACCTCAAGGCCGAAGTTGTTGAACCAGTTGTAAACGTTCTGGCGCACAAACGTGGACTTACCCATGCCAGACCCGGAGGTCACCATGAGCAACTCACCGGCTCGTGCATCCTTGGTCATCCGCCGAAGCTCAGCGGGACCAGCCAGTGGAATACGAGGTATTTCCTTCTTGTTCTTGATGCGGTCCTTGAGGGACTTCGCAGACACCACACCGTCCGGGACGAATGGGGCAGCGTTCCACATGGCATCCATCACAGCTTTAGCCTGGCCCTGCATGACGCACTCATTCGGGTCCTTCAGGGGCAGCACTGCGATCTTCACCTTGCCGGCGGGGAGAACCTCAGCCGCATCCATTGCAGCCGCTCGCCCAACGTCATCCATGTCAAACATCAGGATGATTTCGTCAAACGTATCGAGGTACTCGTAATTCTTGGCGCAGGCTTTACGGGCGCTTGGGGCACCCGTAGGAAGGGACACAACGGGGTACTTGCCGCCTTGCAACTGGGCGACGGTAAGGCAGTCAATCTCGCCTTCCGTGATGATGATCTTCTTGCCCCCGGACCACAGGTGTTTGCCGAAAAGGCAGTCAGCCCCATGCTTGCCGGTGGAAGAGAAGTTCTTGTCGGCGTCCCGGATCTTCTGACCCACAAGGTTGCCGTGTTCATCGCGGTAGTCAGCGACTTGGATAGCCTTACCGCTGTGAGTCTTGCCGACCCAGTATCCGTATTGCTTGCAGATGGCTTGCATGAGCCCGCGCTTGGGCAGGTCCTGATAGCGGCCTTGGTGGTCGCTCATGGACATCGTGCCGTCCGCTCGTTTGGTGTTCGCTCGGGTGCCTTGACCCTCTGAGCCATCACCGGGCGTCCAGTGGTTGCAGACGAAACAGAACGTGTGACCGTCCGAGTAAGTCGCCATGCCATCGCTGGATGAGCATTCGCCTTCGTTCGTGCATGGGCCCTTATAGAGCAGCTCGCTTTCGGAGCCCTCAGAAGAGTCCATCGGAACCACCTACGGGCGCTTGGTCGAGTTCGCCCGTTTCCCGTCGCCATGCGAGGTCAAAGAACTTCTCTTCCATCTTGGCGGCGCGAGGCCCCCGAGCGTCATCACGTAACCGGACCAGAGTTGACCAGTGGTGTTCGCCCATAAACCGAACATAAGCCCCGTCGATGCCACGGTGGGTCCCAACGATTGCGAACTGGTTCAGGTTGTAATCGAACTTATCGATGGCCTCACTGACGCATTCGGTGTCGTACAGAATGATGTCAATATTGCACTCTTCGATCTTCCAGACCCCGGCGAGGCGGTCAGAGTCAGAACCCGTGTGATACTTCGGGAACTGTTTGAAGTTCAAGTTTGCCTTTAGCAGAACATCAGTAATACGGTAGTGATCGACCCCGGGGCAGATGATGTCAAAGTCTTTAGGAGAAACTCCGAAGAAAATGTCACGAGCTGCACCGCCCGCGATGATTGCAGAAATACCTTCTTTATGTAGTAACTCCACAATATCGAAGGCCGCTTGTAGCATTGCCCGATTTACAGACAT